AGGCAGTTTTCTCAAGGTAAGATTACCAAAGAGATTGCTACCACTATGCTTAAAGCAGGTCTTGGGATGACCGATGCAGACATAAATGCAATGCTTGGTATAGATGATGACCCAAGCACAGATGACTTCCAATTCTCAGCATTAGATGAGGATACTGTAATTGCAATGTTTTCTGAATGTGGTGAACCAAAGTGCAATTATAACATATTGCACTCAAAGGCGATATTTAGTGCAAGAGAGGCATTTGCAGAGGATTCTTTGATAGATAAAGCATTGGATAAGCAAATCCTTGCTTTGATTGACAAAGACCCTAAAATCAGCATAGATGACATTGCAGGAACGGTAAAAAAAAGTCGTGATGTGGTACAAGGAAGATTGAGTTACTTAGTTGAATCGGGTGCAATTAATTATGACCCAAAAATTGAGGAGAGGAAACTGACCAAACCTTTGAGCAAGTTGGTTGATGACATGGAGGTAACAACCTTTGAGGTAAGATACTCTTATGAGTGGAAGCCGATTGTCCCATCTTCTCAAAGAGATACTGCTGCACATCCTTCAAGGCAGTTTTGCAGGAAGTTGATTGCAGAGGATAAAATTTGGACAAGGAAAGGAATTGAGATGCTGAGTGCAAGACTTGGTTACTCTGTTTTTGACAGAGGCGGTGGTTGGTGGGGAGATTCTCCAAGTTGCAGACATGAGTGGAGAAGAAACGTAGTAGTAAAAAAGAAATAAGATGAGCAGAAACATATTATTTATTTCGGTAGACACGATTAAAGATAGAACGGGACTTCATGTAAATGTTGACCCTAAGTTGGTTTTCCCTGACATTCTGTATGCTCAAGATGCATACATACTCCCTGCACTTGGTACGGCACTTTATGAGAAGTTGCAGACTGGAATTGAGTGCGGTGATTTGACTTGCGATGAGGAAACCTTGTTAAATACCTACATAACACCTTGCTTGGTTTACTATGTTATGAGTGAGTTGCCTATGGCTTTGTCATATCAATTCTACAATAAAGGGGTAGTAAGGAAATCAGGAGATAACCAAACAGAACCGAGTGCATCAGAGTTGGCAGATGTAGCGAATCGGTATTCAGCAAGGGCAGAATTTTACAAACAAAGGTTGATTAAATACCTCAAGCAAGAATCACAAGCAAGTGCGAAGTTCCCTGAGTACATTAACCCTGGCACTGGGGTAGATACCATTGTCCCTGATAATGATGCCTATACTACTACCATTTGGCTTGGTGACTATGATTGTTGTAGTGGGAAAACCTTTGAAGAAAGATATCAAGGCAATATAAATAGATGTTGTGGCGAATAAGACATATTCAAAAAAGAACCAAGAGAAACTGAAAGTCTATCTTGAAAAAGTAAAGAAGAATGACCCTAAACAATGTGATTCAAACAATAGAGAACTTAGGAAATGCACATCAGCAAATCAAAACAACCTTTTACGGGAACGCATTTGATTTCTTGAGTAAGGGTACAGACAATGTCTACCCTGCTTTTTTCTTTGACATAACGGGTGCATCTATCAATGGCAAGACTTCAACCTTGAATTTTACTTTATTCTTTTGTGATAGGGTTCTTCCTGAACAATCTAATGAGCAAGAGGTTTTATCTGACCAATTGCTAACTGCTCAAGATATTATTGCTCAACTTCATTATAATAATTTTGATTTTGTGATGCAAGATGCAGTAACACTTGATTTCTTTACTGAGGACACACCCGAATATCTTGCAGGAGTATCAGCAACCATATCACTTGATTTACCATATTTACAAAATAGGTGTGAAGTACCAACAGACTACACATATCCTCAATAAATCTATTTAAAGAAAAATACAATGGCATCAGATTTTAGACCTGGGAAGTTAGATATTCAAATGTGGAGGAATGACACATGGCAACAAGTATTTACTTTACTTGCAGATACTACACCGATAAACTTAACGGGTGCAACTGTTTACATTCAGGTCCGAAAAGGTTGTGGAGGTGTACTTGCTTTGAGTTTAACTAATGGAAGCGGTGTAACAATTGGGGGAGTAAGTAATAATCAAATCACAGTTAACAAGTTGGTAGATATTGCTAAAGGTAATTACGTTTGGGATATGCAAGTAACTTTTACAACTGGGGTTGTTAAGACTTATTTAGAAGGTGATTTTATTGTTTACGATGATGTGACAAAACCATAGAATATGAGTATTGATGTAAACGTACAGAATGATTTAGTCATTGTTACAGAGAGTAGTGAAGATATAACTGTTAACGTATCCAATGCAGCAGGTGCTCCAGGTCCTGCGGGTGCTAATGGTGTTGGAGTTCCAGTTGGTGGTGCAACGGGTCAGGTGCTTAAAAAGTTTACCAATACTGACTATGATACATATTGGGCAGCAGATGCGTCAGGATTAACCTCTGTTGGTATTTCTATGCCTTCAGCATTCACAGTAAGCAACACTCCTTTAACAACTAATGGAACGATAGCAGTAAGCGGTGCAGGTACTGCTTCTCAATATGTGCGTGGTGATGGTCAACTTGCTAACTTCCCAACAAGTGGTGGTGGGGGTTCATCGGTTAATTACTATTTAAATGGTAGTGTCAATCAAGGTACATTCGGCGGTGACACTTACTACGAAATGAGTAAGACACCTATAATTGGTGCAGGTACTAATTTCACAAGAACTAACGCACAAGGCAATGGTTATATTGCATCGTTTATAACTGATGCAGCAGACCCTGCTTTGTTAAACATACCAGGAGGTAATTGGAATGTTGAATTTTATTTCGCAGCAAGTAGCGGAGGTGGTACTCCGTCTTTCTATGCTGAACTTTACAAAGTAAGTTCATCAAACGTATTTACACTTATTGCAAGTGGTTCTACTAATCCTGAAGGGATTACACAAGGAACTGTGATTGACCAATACTTTACATCTATTCCCGTTCCTCAAACATCTTTACTTTCTACTGATAGGTTGGCAATACGAATCTTTGTAACACCAAGTGGAAGGACTATAACATTGCACACAGAGGACAACAATCTTTGTGAGGTTCTTACAACCTTCTCAACGGGTTTAAACGCACTTAATGGATTAACTTCTCAAGTGCAATACTTCGCAACGGGAACAAGTGGTACTGATTTTGCAATCAGTTCAGCAACTGACACGCACACGTTCAATCTTCCAACGGCAAGTGCAACCAATCGTGGTGCATTAAGTAGTGCTGATTGGAGTACATTTAATAGCAAGACAAGCGGTAGCGGTGTAACGGGTCAAGTTGCATATTGGAATGGAACTAATTCGCAGACGGGGAGTAACACATTAACATACACACCAACAACATCACTACTTGTCAATAATAGTGTAACGGCTGCGACTGCAATAGCAAGAGGAACAAACTTAACACCTACACTTATAGCATCAGCAAGTAGTGATGTACTTGTCGGGTTGGATTTGAATCCTACGTATACAAGTGGCGCTTTTGCAGCAGTTAGAAATTTTGGTTTAAGAATATCGGGTAATGTTAATGCTGCACTATCAAATTCTGTTTTTAATCCTTCTACGGGCAATAGGTCTCAAGTTGGTTATTCAATAGGCAATTCGGATGCAGAAAATTTTTATGGAGGTTTCTTTTGGTTTGCTCCTACATTTTCAGGTGTTAATATAGAGCAACCTGCAAGTTTTATGGTTGACTCAAGTGGAAGCAATGGTTTGAATCTTCTTGCCCATCATGCTTCTGGGACAATTAAATTCATCACTGGTGCATATAATTTAAACAATGAAAGAGCAAGATTTCACGCAACGGGAAATTTTTCTTTAGGTTCTACCTCCGACGGCGGTCAACGCCTCCAAGTCTATGGGGATGCGTATATTAAGGGGAGTGGTGCGACAAGTGCGACTAATGCTTTGTTGGTGCAGAATAGTGCAGGAACGCAGTTGATAAGAGTTCAAAATAATGGATGGTTGTCTTTTGGGCCTTCGGCAAATGGGCCATTTATATCAACTCAAGGTGCTTCATCAGCAAGTCTTTTATTTTATAACATAGGAAATGTAAATTCTGATGGTGCGTTTATTTTTAGAGGTGATAACGCAGGAACGACAAGTGGAAATAATATTTGCTTAAATATAAGTCAAATAATATCTCCAAGCAGTGGTACTGGAAATTTTTCATTATTTTCAGTCACATCAACCATCAACCAAACAGGCGGTGCAAACGGCATCACACGAGGTTTGTATGTCAATCCAGCCTTAACCGCTGCTGCTGATTGGCGGTCAATAGAATGGTCAAACAATAGCGGTTGGGGATTGTATGGGGCAGGGACGGCAAGAAATTTTTTAGGCGGTGATTTATTATTTGGGAATAACAAAGGATTTGTTCTATCACAATCAGGAACGAATAAAAGCATAAGTGTTTTAGCTTCAGAAATCGTAGATAATTTTGCAGGACTTTCAATATACCCATCACAAGGAACTAATGTAGGAAATGCAATAAATATTATTCCAAGAGGTACGGGGTACAATGCAGGGATAAAATCTCAAATTGTTGTATTCAATACGGATTTTGTTGCAGATAATGTAAACTATGAATTTTCACAATTTAGGGCAGCAGGTACTGCATTTACACTAACAACTGGAAAAGCAGGTACTGGAACAATAAGACCATTTTTATTGTCAAGTGGATATTCTGATGGTATTACAAATCCTAATCAACTTTGGCTTTACGCTTCTGGAAGGGTTGGGGTAAATACAACATCCGAGAGTACTTTTACTTTTGATGTCAACGGAACTGCGAGGGTGTCGGGGAAGTTATCTTTAACCGCAGGAACTACCGCAGCATCACAAATTAACCTTGCATCTTCAACTGCCCCAACATCACCCGTAAATGGTGACATTTGGTTTGATGGAACGGATTTGAAAATGAGAATCGGAGGAGTAACAAAAACATTCACGTTAATTTAAACAAAATAAATATGGCAAAGCAAATCTCACCCATCAATGTATGGGTAAACGGACAAGTAAAAGTAGCAGAGTATTTAGATGCTTATGGCATCAATGTAGTTCTTTTCACAAATGGTGCATTTTTTTGGTCGCTATCAACAAAGGTAGTTGATGCAGAAGGTAACGATGTACCTGGCGAACAAATTGCACAAGGCAACCTTCAAATGACTGATGAAGAATATCAATTATGGGAGCAAGATGATTACGCAATACAATGGGTTGCGGATAAACTTAACCTCACAATTATCTAATGGGAGCAATACCAACACTAACGGGAACGGGTTATCTGTTCCCGTTGCAAACGGGTAACTCGGGTAAGTTCCTAACAACCGATGGAAGCACCTTGTCATGGGGTACACCAAGCGGGGGCGGTGGTATTACGGGTAGTGGTACAACCAACTACATATCCAAATGGACAAGCGGTTCAGCGTTAGGAAATAGTTTGGTTTTTGATGATGGTACTAATGTTGGGATAGGTACGGCAACACCAAATCATAAGTTGGATGTATCGGGATTGATTAGGGCATACGCAAACGCAACCTATAATGGCGAAAATGGTGCTATCATAGCAAGCAATGCAACTAACTTAAATAAAAGGGTCTTCATTGGATACGATGGTTCTGTTGATGCAGGGTTTATTCAATCGGTGTTTAGTGGAACGAGTTATAAAAACTTGCTATTGAACCCAACCGCAGGGGATGTTGGCATAGGTACAATTTCGCCATTATACCGACTCCATGTCAATGGCGGTATTTATGGCAAAGGCATCACATCTGATTCAGATGGTACTACTGGAAATGCAATATATGCTTACAACCAAGTTTTAACGGGTTCAAGTAATAACGCATTGGTTCAACTTGACACAACATGGAACACAACGGGGAACCCTAATGCTATTGAGTTAAATGTAACCAATACGGCAAGCGGTTCAACATCCAAATTGATGAATCTTAAAGTTGGTTCAGTTAGCAAGTTTAATGTGAGCAAGGGTGGAGCAATCCAAACTGCTGAACCAACTGGTTACACCGCTAAACCTTGGAAGCTTGGTGATACGACAAGTGGCACAATTACTCCTGACTATTACATAAAGGTTGAAATTGATGGGCAAATTTATTCAATACCGGCATTGTTAGGAGTTCCATAAAAATTAGTAATTTTAAATCTAAATTTTAAACCATGACATTAACAGATTTGAAAGCATCCGCTTATGATTGTTTAGCACAGATTGAGTACTTGCAAAAACAACTCCAAGAGATTAACCAAAAGATTGCAGAGGAACTCCAAAAAGAGAAGAACGAAAATGGATAGCAAAAGCATTGGAATGTGTACAGCGACTATACTGATTAAGGTATGGGCAGATATTGCTCTATCCGAGGTTGGTGTAGTCGTTGCTATTATAGCAGGAATCTCAACGATAGTCTACAACGTGGTCAGGCTTTATAAAGAACTCAAAGCATGAGGCAATTCTTTACAGAGGAAAGCAACCGATTAAGCATGAAAAGACTTTGTGCATTTATTGGTACTTTATCCTTATGTGCGACAATGATTGCCAAGCCTACTGATGTTGCTATCTACTCTGTTACATTTTTAGTATCATCAGCACTTGGGTTCTCATCTGCTGAGAAAATATTTAGGAAATGAGATATCTTTTATTGCTAATATTATTTGGATGCAACCCAGTTAAGCAGGTCCTCCGTGACCATGAGAAACTTGAGGAAGTAGCAAAGGTTGTGGTAAAGGCGGGATGGTGTGCATCAGACACAACATTCATAATTAAATCAGATACACTTATTGAGGTTGATACTCTTGTAAGCGTTGATACCTTAACTGATATCTATGTACTTAATGATACAATACATATTGTCAAGTGGAAAACAAGGGACATCATTAAATCTACTACCATTCACGATACCATTAAGTCATTCATTGTTGACAATGCCCGTGTGAGGTTATTACAGACCGATTCAAGCCGTTTGGCATACGAGTTAAACGAATGGGAAGGGAAAGCAAAAAAGAGGCAGTTTTGGATATTCTTTTTGATTGGTATTATTGTTGCATATTTATATATCAAATCTAAAATATGACATTAAATAAAGCAGGTGCAGACCTTATTAAATCTTTTGAAGGGTGTAAGTTAAAAGCATATCAATGCTCTGCAATGAAGTGGACCATAGGTTATGGTAATACATTCTATGAGGATGGAAAACCAGTTAAGATGGGGGATGCTATTACTCAAGAAAAAGCAGAGCAATTGTTTGAGTTAATATCGGCAGACTTTTCTTCTAAGGTTGCAAAACTTGTGCCTTCGCATATAACTCCTAACCAATTCGGTGCATTGACATCATTTGCATATAATTGTGGGGTTGTAAACTTGCAGAAGTCAACCTTGCTTAAAAAGGTAAATGCTAATCCTAATGACCCAACCATAAAAGATGAGTTCTTGAAATGGAACAAAGCAGGTGGTAACGTTCTTGCAGGTCTGACAAGGAGAAGGGAGGCAGAAGCAAACCTTTATTTTAAGTGAGAAAGGTTAATATTGGCAGAGAGTATCGTGAGAAGTATGGATGGGAAATGCCCACTCTTAAACTTGCAAGAATAATTTATAATGAGAATCCGTTACAATTTAGTTGCATAGACCATGCAAGAACAATATTAAGGTCAATTGAAAATAAAATGGGTAAGAATAACCAAGTAAAAACAACAAGAGAAATAGCAACAAGACCGAAAAACCCATACAACTTACCTGAATCAGATGAGGCAATTTACCAACCTTATGACCTTAAAGCGAAGCGGTTGTTGGTATTATCCGACATTCATATACCTTACCACAACATTGAAGCATTAACTTGTGCTTTTGATTTTGCAAAAGGAGAAAAACCTGATGCTATACTTTTGAATGGTGATACTTTAGATTTCTTTGGTTTGAGTAGGTTTATGAAAGACCCCAAAAAGCGGTCCATAGCAAGTGAATTGGCAATCTTCAAGGACTTCATGCAGATACTTAAAAAGACTTTCAATGCTAAAATATTTTACAAGATGGGAAACCATTGTGAAAGGTATGAGCATTTCCTTTGGATGAAGGCACATGAACTTGTAGGGGTAGAGGAGTTTGAGATTGAGAACATACTTAAAGCAAGGGCAGAAGGTATTGAGATAATCAAGGATAAGAGGATAATGAAAGCAGGTGACTTGAATATTATACATGGGCATGAGTTCGGTGGTTCAGTATTCTCACCAGTAAATATTGCCAGGGGTTTATTCCTTAGAGGTAAAGTATCTGCCATGCAAGGTCATAACCATCAGACCTCAGAACATTCTGAGAGCAATATGAATGGCGAACTAACTACTACTTGGTCACTTGGTTGCCTATGTGAGTTACATCCTGCATATCTTCCCATCAACAAATGGAATCATGGTTTCGCTATTGTAGATATTGATGGTCAGAACTTTGAAGTAAGAAATAAAAGAATCCATAAGGGTAAAATCCTATAATCATGGAGGAGGACCTTGTTTTAGGAGAATCAGATGAGGTTGAGTATGTTGAAGAAGAACTTGGGTACGGGTATCCTCAGTACATATCCTCCTCAGTTGAGGTCCTGACAATGCTTGAAACTGCCAATCCTATGACTAAGGAAGAAGTGCAAAGGGTGGAAGAACTGAAGAAACTTTGTTTTGAAATGCTTGAATTTTCTGTAAAATCTATGCATACAATGCTATTTATCAATGACATAGCAGATTGATTTTTAAAGTTTTGATTGTGATTTGACCCCTGGTATATCTATATCGGGGGTTCTTTTATGGGGTAACTGCAAAAAAATATTTTAAAAAAGATTAAAAAATGTTTGGTAGTATGAAAAAAAGTATTATCTTTGACATATCAAATCACAATCAAACAAATCAAAATGAAATCAATCACAATCTCTTTCTCAGGTTACGGACATTTTAGGGTAGACATTAACCATAATGGTTATGAATTATCGGCAATCACGACCAATACCAGGCTTGTTGATGACGCAAAAGATGGTGACCAAGATGCCATTAATGACCTTTATGATGAGGTATTAAATAACTTTAACCACATTGATTTTAATTAATATAACATGAAAAAGTCAACACTTCAAACAATCATCATTGTTATCATCTGCCTTGCTTTATGCACTGCTGATAACTGGTTCTAAACTTAAAAATCAAATCAAAATGAATCCTAAAAACTTAGAAGAATTTAAAGAGTACCTTCAGCAAGAACTTGACTATGGGTGGACAGTACCATCAGAATGGTCCAAAGGTTTTGATGATTGCTTGAAAAGATACATTGGAAAACTTGAAATATTTATAAATCATAAAAACCAAAACAATGACCAAAGAACAACTCAGAAAGATTAGAAGGGCAAAAGATGTAACCCAAGAGAAGTTAGCATCTATCTCAGGCATCAGTCTTGCAACCATTAACCGAGCAGAAAAGACTGGCAAGGTCAGACTTGAAACTATGCAAAAATTGTTTCACACTTTAGATAAAATATCTTAACTTTAAATTAAATCAAATCACAACAATGAAAAAGACAATTACAACAAATGTAAGAATCCCATCGGATTGGTTAAAGATTCCACTCAATGACATCATGATTACAGTAACTGCTCACATTAATGAAAGCGGTGACTCAGTAGATGTATCGGTTAAAGAAATCATCTTCCCAGGGTGGCATTCATTTAACATTGACCCCAAGCACCAATTTGCAGTCTATGAGTTAGTAGAGCAGAAGTGTATGGATGCATACACCTTTAAGATGGAATCAGATTATGACCACTCTTATTACTCTGACTATGTACTATGATAGAATTGAGATGACCTTAGAGGTCCGAGGCGAAGTAAGAGCAACTGCCTTCCCACTTAGGAATCACGAAAGCATAGAACGGCAACGGCATCAATGGTACTATTTTTACGGGTTAAAATCAATTAAAGACTGGGAGATATACATAACTCAAAAGTCTTTTATGCAAAACATATCACCTTTCAGAATAGAGAAACCTTTTCCTTTTTTAATCAAATCACAACAAAATGAATCAGAATCAGAATCAGAATCAGCAGACATCAATTGCCAATCAGTTAATCCTTCAGGGGGACTTGAGCAAACTGTCGGCAGGCGACAAAGTCAGGTATTATAACGGATACTGTGAGAGAATGGGACTTGACCCTTACACAAAGCCGTTTGACCTTCTTAGACTTAATGGCAAAGAGGTCCTATACTGCACAAGGTCAGGAACTCAGCAACTTAACAAACTGCACAAGGTATCTCACTTGATTACCTCAAGAGATACCAACCAAGATGCAGGGGTTTATATTGTAACAAGCAAGGCATCACTTCCCGATGGTAGGTGTACAGAAAGCATTGGAGCAGTAAACATTGCAGGTCTTAAAGGTGAAGCCTATGCTAATGCAATTATGAAGGCTGAAACAAAGGCGAAACGGAGGGCAACCCTTGACCTCTTAGGTTTAGGTGTCTTAGATGAATCAGAGGCTGAATCAATCCCTAATGCGACAACAGTTGCTATTAATGCAATGGTTGAAGCATTGCCACAGATGGAGGTAGAATCGGTTGAGGTAATCACAGAAACCGAGGAAGAAAAAGAGTTGAGCATTGGCAGACTGGCAATAGCAATCAAGAAGGCAAGTAACATAGTAGAACTTAAAGCGGTTTACGATGCCAATAAGCACAAGATAGAAACCAACACATTTATCAAGGACCAACTAAAAGCAAGAAAGAATGAACTCATTAGCAGTAAATGACATAAAGGTGGGGGATATTGCCCCTACTAAGTTCGGTATTGAACTCTTAGCAGATAGCATTCAAGAGCAGATAAACGATGGACTTCTTGACCCCTTAGATGTCGCAATCAAGTTCAATAGCATAGAACAACTTGCCAAGTCGGTAAAAAGCCGAATAACCGAGAATGTTCTTACAGAACTTACAAAGCATCCCAAAGGTAAGGCAGAGGTACTTGGGGCGACTGTTAGCGAGATGGTGACAGTCAAGTATGACTACTCAGACCTTCCAGGTTGGACCGAACTTGAAGAACAAATCAAGGTCCTCAAGGAGCAACAGAAAGAGATAGAAGATAAAGAGAGGACCTACTTCAAAGGTAATCTTCCAATCAAGTCAGCATCTTCCACATTCAAAGTTCAACTCAGTAAATAAAAAAAATATGCAAAAGTTAATCAGCCTTTCAATTGATGTAAGTAAAATTAATGCCAAGAGATTGTACAAGGGTAAAAAAGGGCAGTACCTATCAGCAACCTTATTCCTCAAAGAAGAAACAGACCAGTATGGTAATAATGGATTTATCGTTGAATCCATTACTAAGGAGGAAAGGGAATCAGGGCAAAAGGGTACTATCATCGGGAATGCCAAATTTATGGCAGGAGGTAGCAAACCTTCTGCATCCTATGACTTAGAAGATGTCCCATTTTAGCAAATCGGGTGGGGTTTAGCGACCTCACCCTTAACCATTCTTTATGTTAGTAGGACACAAGGAAAGAAACTTTGACATAGACCTTCGCTTTGGGAATGGTGGTGAAAGCCTTGTCTTATCCCTACTAAACGGAGGAGAGAAGGTTGAGGTTAAAACGGATAGGATGGCACACCTTACTGGCAACATAGCGGTAGAGTTTAGGTGTAGAGGTAAACTTTCAGGAATAAGCACAACTGAAGCAGACTACTGGGCATTTGTTTTAAATCAGAACAAGAGAATAATATTTATTGAGGTAAACGAATTAAAAAGAATAGGTAGGGAATGCTTTAAGGAAGGTTTAATTAAGAATGGAGGAGATGATAATAAGTCTGAAATGGTTTTAATCCCTTTAATCAAATTAATAAAATCACAATGAAAAGAATCTTTGAATGGGTCTATTTCATCTTTGTAGCAATACCAGTTGCAATTATTGTTCATTTATTAGCATCTATTGCGTTGATGCTCAAAATTAAGTTTAAATGAGAGACATAACTTTTCACTTAGAGAATGCCGTTGAGTATATAGTTTATGATTTGTCAATCTTCCCAATAGAGGAAAGGCAAAAACAAGCAAAACTATTTAGGTCAGGCAAATGTGTATGCAACTTTATGGGATATCCTCCTAACAAGATTTCAGACTTGAGGCAGATTGGGAGGAAGGTAATAAGCAGACTTGATGGGAAAACCTATGCGGTCAGAGTGAAGAAAAAAGATGTAGATGTGCAATAAATTATTTATCTTTGGAGTGCTTGATAGTGGAACATCAAGTGCATTTAAAAACTTATTAATGCCTTAGAGAGATTCGGAGGTTTGCAAGAGCAGACCTGTTCCACCCGAATCTTTTTAAGGTATTTTTTTTTATGGCAAATATTAAACCGACAATTTATTCAATTGATGAAGAAAGTGGGTATCTATATAAACCCACATATTACCCATTATTTACTATTCGTGAGTTAATAGATTTACAAGTCAGTATTGTAAAAACTTTAAAAATGTATTCTGATGAAAATTACGATGATAATAGAATACATGAATTGAATGAAGAGGCTTGTAGCAATGCAATGCAGGACACAAGAGAAAATCTTAAAAATCAAGGTCAAGAAAAAAAAGTAAAAAAAGTCAATAAAACTTTTATTTATATAATGATTGACCATAATACTGGATATTATAAAATTGGTCATAGTAAAAATGTAATAAGAAGAGAAAGAACATTGCAGTCTGAAAAACCAACAATAGAACTTTTATATACTTTTGAAGGTGATATAAAAGATGAGAGAGACTTGCACGAGAATTACAAATATTTACGAGTAAGAGGTGAATGGTTTGCTTTGGAGAAATGGATGATTGATGCCATTATACAAATGTTTGAGGTCAAAAGAATGACAAAGGAAAGAAGGAAAGAAAGGGAGGCTTTATTATGAAATACTTCCTACATGACACAAACTCTTTCAATGATGAAAAGATAACTGAATTGTACATTCATTTCGGATATGAGGGGTTAGGATTGTTTTATACTATACTTGAAAAGTTTGCCTCACAAGAGAAACCAATAAAAACAATAGTTTTAAAAAAGCAGTTGAATATTGGCAAAAAGTTGGAAAAATGCTGGAAGTTTCTTGAAGATATTGAACTTATTCAGTCAGACAATGGTGAAAGTTTCAATGAAAGAATATTAAACTTTGCAGGAAAGTATAAGATAAAAAGTGAAAAAAATGCAGAACGTGTTGCACAATGGCGTGAAAAACAAGTAGTTACAAAAAATGTAACGCATTACGAACAAGAATGTAATAAAGATAAAGTAAATAAAAGTAAAGTAAATAAAAGTAAAGATATAGAACTACAAGAAATGGTTTTCATTTCACCTGATTGGGAAGATGCTTGGAAAGGATGGATGGAATATAAAAAGGTTGAGCATGGTAACAAGTTCAAAAGTTCTAAAACCGAACAAACTGCCATTAATAACTTGGTAGAGATTTCAGGCGGTGATTTAGAAACTGCTAAAAAAGTTATCAATCAAAGTATCTCAAACAATTACAAAGGATTATTTAAACTAAAAGAAACTAAAAATGCTACCACTAAATCAAGTTCTGACATCTATGCAGAACGCAGAGCAGAACTCCATCAGTACACAGACAAGATTGACCAACTCAGAGGAATTAGACCTTGAGAAGTTTAAACTATCAAGGACCAGTGAACCAATCAAGAATCTTAGCAGTGGGTTAGTCATTGATGAACTTCTGAACGGAATGCAGAAACTTGGGGTTAAAGGTGATAAGATGCCAAATAATGCAGACCTTCTGATAATGTATAAGTCAATCATGGAAGAATACCCTAATATAAAAATTGGTGAGATATCACTTGCTTTTGACCTTGCTGCAAAGGGTAAACTTGATATAGAGGCAGAAACTTACCAAAATTTCTCAATGCTATACCTTCATCGTTTACTCAGGGCATTTGCTCGGTATGGTATGCAGAAACTAAATGAGATTAAACCAGTCGCAGAAAGCAAATGGCAACCAAGATTTATATCAGATGATGAAAAGATAGAGACTGCTTTTGATTGCTTTAAGAAGTTCAGGCAATGGGATAACATAGTTTTCGGGGTTGATGTGTTTAATATCTTGCA